GGCCACGCTTTTCAGGTAGTTGTGGTTCTTCATCGGCAGGCGCAGCTTGGGGTTCTCCCGCATCTGCTCCATGGCCTCGGCCCATATCCGGGGCGGGCAGGGCCGGGCAACCAGTTTACCCACCTGCACATGGCCGGCTCCTACCAAAGCGGCGACCTCCTCCAGCAGGCGCAGGGCCTTGTCGGCGCTCATGGCCCGGCCCGAGGCCGGCCGAAACAAGGAGAGGTAGCGCACCGACGGCGGCGCCACCTCGCGGGGCAAGGCAGCCATCACCACCAGGCACTGGCGGTACTTGCCGTCGGCCAGGAACCATTCCAGGGGCGCCACTGCGCCGCAGCTCTGGCAGACGCCGTTCATCGGGGAGTACCGGTGGACGGGGTGGACAGGGCGGACGGAGTGGGCTGGGGCGGCCGCTTGTACACCTCGCCGGTGACCGGTGAGCGGAACTGGGCGGGCGCATGCTCGATGATGTAGGTCTCCACCGACTCGTCAAAGGGCAGGGTCCACCATTCCGGGCCGTTGTTGGCCTCCATGGCGTGCTCGAACATTTTTTTCAGCCCCTCGATGGCGCGGTATGCCTCATCGGCGGTGCGGACCCGACCGCCCTTGATGCCCATGCGGCGTTCCAGGAAGAGTTGCAGGCCGTTCTCGTAGCGCCAGGAAATCAGCGAGGCGATGGCGTTGATCTTCTCGATCTCGGCCGCGGTAGCCAGGGTGACCACCTTATCTTTCCCTTGCCTGGGAGTACCCACCGGACGGCGCAGTCCGCCGCCGTGGGTGCGCTTTCTCCACTGGCGGTTCGCCTTCGTGGGCTTGAATTCGAACCCCTGCTTCTGGAGCCGGTCAATCAGGGCATCGGCCTGGACCGCATTGAGCCTGGTGCAGGAATCCACCCCGTAGCCCTGGCGCAGCATGGCCCGGTAGGTGGCGTCGTCGAGCCCCAGGCGGCGCTGGGCCATCTTGATGATTCGGATCTGCTTTGGCCTGATCATCTGCATGGATCACTCGGCGCGGACGCCTTCTCTTCCCGTGCTTGACACCTGGCCAGCACGGCTATTGCCATCGGGCCCAGCCGCGTGTCTCCAGACCGGCGAACTTCTTGCGCAAACTCGATCAAGTCATCCTTCACACCATACAGGCCGGCGAATGCCTCCCGCAGGGCGGCCAGCTCCTGCCGGATCGCGGCCGCGCCATGCACCTCGTAGGCCATAGTCGGCCGCATGCGGACCAGGCTTTGCTCGATATGGTCAAGTCTGTCGATCGGTGTTGTCATCCGTTCCTCGCATTCGAGTTGTATTTTCACGGGGCACATTTCGCAGTAACCGCCCCGGCAGGAGATAGTCACAAGTTCGCCGGCTGCTTGCAGATGAACGAGCCATCCTTCACAAAACCGTGGAATGCCTCGCCAGTGATCGCGGCCCTTGCAGGGATGGTGAACGGCACTAGGGCTCCGGCAATCGCCTGGAACTGCTCCAGCGACACCTGCCACTTGTCGAACACCGCTTGTTCTATCGCGTCGCTGTCTGCGGTTTCCTCGTCCAGTCCCAGCACCGCCACCGCCAAACTTTCTGCATCCATCCAGTCCATCATGTTTCCCTCCATTCGCATGTCTCGCAGGCCGCCATCGCGCCGCGCGATTTACGGCACCACTCGATGCTGGCGCCGGCAAACATCCCGGTGGTCGGGTAAGCCGGACAGCCTATCATCCGCGGCCCGGTTTGCGGCGGTCGCAGCTTGATCGGCAGAGGCTTCGGCCGGTAGGGCCGCTCTTCTTCCGGCGGCTCGTGTTCGGTCGGTTCGGTGTTCACTCTTCCCCGTTCAGGTTCAGCTCGTCGGGCAGATTCATCAGCAACCGGATAGCCATGGCGCCGGCCTGGGCCGCTTCCTTGCGGATATCCTTGGTAGGCCCCCCAGCCCACTCGTGATCGATAGCAGCCCTGACCACTTCCCCGGCCTCCTCGGCCAGGATGGCAGAGGCGTGGACCTGGTCGTCTGGCCAGGCAGGATGCTTGTCTATCGCCGCCCGGAGTTCTGTGACAACCAGCCCGATTGCTTCGCTGAGGTTCATGGCTTGCTCCTTATCGTTGCATTTGGGGGTGATGCGCCCACCCCCGGCATGCCTGCCACCCATTTGACCGGGCCAGCCCGTAGCGACACGGTAGCCAACCAGTTAATCCAAAACCCCGATCTGGCGAGGACCGAGAGGCTGCATCATCAGACCCAGGCCGCCACGCCTGGATGACCGGGCAAGGCCCGGTTTCGCAAATCAGTCAGCCACCGGCGAGAAATCGAGCCAAACAAGAATCGCAAAGTGCTCCCTGTGGCACCCGGGGCAGGTAAAATTGACCTCCAAACCTTCTCCTTGCGCGTCCCGCTCGACGTTGCACAGGGTCGGATCCACGTTGCCTTCGCAGGTTGGGCATTTCATCAGGCCACCGCCAGTCTTTGGTGGGCATCGCAGACGCGGGTTGGTAGCACCCTGTAAGCTCTGCCGCCGTCTATGCCTATGGTCCGGCAACGGGGCTCAAGCCTGAGTTCGCCGGACCGGGCGTGGATCTGGAAGTCCGGGATATACTGCCGGCAGGTGCCGCAGCAGGTCAGCTTATTGCCCCGGCGATAGTTCAGCTCCAGTTGCTTCTTCAAGGTTCGCGCACCCATCAGGACACCTCCTCGATCTTGGTGATCGTAGCCCACTGTCTGCACTTCGGGCATATCACGCACCTGGGCAGATCATAGACTTCACCGGACGTCGCCGTGCGCTTGGTCCGCTTCCTGACCACCTCGAAATCCCCGCACTTGTCGCATTTCGCGTGGATGCGTGCTTTCCCGGCCATCACGCCACCTCTTCCAGCTCGGTTTCGAAGGGCACGATGACAAAGTCCTCGCCCTGGCTGATGCTGACGCCGGTGATGGTCTGGGCCAGCTCCGGCTCGGCCAGCATGGCGTCCTTGTTGACCTCTTCCTTCACCCGCAGGAAGCGGGCCAGGCCCAGCTTCTTGCAGGCGTCGATGATGTTATCCAGCCCGCGCAGCGCCACCTTGGGCGGCCGCATCCGCCACTTGACCTCGCCGCTGGCCAGGTTCGCGGTCTTGGTCTTGCCGCCGCTGGTCAGCTCGTCGCGGTTCGCTTCGCACCAGAGATGCACCCCGTCCGAGAGGCGGGTGATCGCGTCGGCGTGCGGCCGGGCCTCCTCCTCGTAGCGCTGCCGGACCGCGGACAGCTCGTCGTTCATGGCCGCCTGGATGCGCTCGCGTTCCCGTTGGCGCCGGCCGATCTCGGCGATGGCCTCCACCACCTGCTCCCGGTTCTGCGGCACCGGGATGGCCACTGCCACGGTTTTGATCCTCGTTGTCCTTGCCACCATGTCAATCCTCCTTTTGTTCCGTGATGCGTTACGCCGCAGGCAGGTCCACCCCGTTGCTCACGGCCAGATATTGCTCGATCTTTGCCATTGCCACCTGTAGCGAGACCAGGGTCTGCCGCAGTTCGCTACGGCGCACCGTTTCTCCCCGCTCCAGCCGGGTGACCAGATCCACCAGCCCGTCCACCGGCAGCGGCCGCGCCGTTACGCCACCAAGCAGGCTGCGGGCCTTGCGCTGGATGCGGCAGAGCGCCTGCTCCGCCTCGCCGCGGGCGGCGGTCATCGAGCCCACCGCCGCCTGCACGATGAGCACGTCGTCAATGATCTCCCTGGCAAAGTCCCCAATGTCCCCCACCTTTTGCGGCGGCCGGTATAGCACTGTGCATTTTTCGCTCATGGTCATTTCTCCCTGTTCAGATTGCCTCGATCACTTCGGCGGTGACCTTGGGCTCACCCATCTCCTGCGCCAGATTCAGCGCCCGCGCGACGTGGTTGTTCACGGTGAGCGGGTAGGCGTGGCTCACCTTCGACTTGCCGTCGCGAGTGGTGGTGGTCAGTCGTTTGCTCAGGGCCTCGTAGGCGTCGTCGCCGAAGATCTCCGTCGTCTTCTTGCCCACCCGCTCGAACTTCACGGCCAGATAATCCTTCAGGTGGCCGTTCAGCCCGCGGATTTCGGCCACCTGCACCCGCCGAATCACCTCGCGCATGTCCACGTTCTGCGACTCATTGAACATGTGCTTCAGCTCGGTCTGGCCGATCAGGATGATGCCCAGGAGCTTCTTGTAGCCGTCTTCCAGCTCGTAAAAGCGCTTGAGGTACTTGAGGGTGTTGACGTTCAGGTCGTGGGCCTCCTCGACGATCAGGCAGGCCCGGTAGCCTGACTTGGCGCGGTCCAGCAGCAGCCGTTGCACCTGGCGGGTCTTATCCTCCAGCTTGGCCTTGCACCGCTCGTTGCTCACGTCCTGGATGATGGCGTCGCAGATTGAGGCCGCGGTGAGGCGGGTCTTGTCGATGATCTGCGGGTAGATCACCAGGGTGTCGCCGTCGCGCTTGAGCTGCTCCACCACCTTGCGCCGCATGACGCTCTTGCCGCTGCCCACCTCGCCAATCACCGCCAGGAAGCCGCCGTGCCGTGACGCATCGAGCATGGCCGCCTCGATGTAGCGGTGCTCGTCGCTCATGTAGACATCCGCATCCTTCTGGATGTCGTCGATGAAGGGGTTCCGGAACATCTTGAAATGCCGCATCGCCTCTTGTGAAATCATCTCTACCTCCCCGTTGATGGTGATCAGATCAGGGTCGCCGGCTGCAATGGCTCTGGCCAGCCGGGCCTGCTGTTGTCTGTGTTTCTGGCCGGCCGGCATGGCCAGCCGCCGTTCCTCTCCCAGGGGCCGCCAGATGTCGGCCACGGTCATACCTCTCTCCACCAGCCAGTTGCGGCCGCGCTGGTGGTGGTCGATCACCTGCTCTACCGCCGCGCGGAACCCCTGGATGGTTTCAGGGATGTACCCCCGATTCAGGCAGAGATTGATGGTTGGCCGGCTCACCGGCCTGCCCACCGTCGCCTCGACCTCGCGGGCCATCTCCGCCTGGCTGATGTCGCAATCCGCCACCAAAGCCTTCAGTGTGATCGGGACGAACTGCATCGCATACGCCCTTGCTGAGTGTGACATTCCTTCCTCCTTTGCCCTTTATCCCTCGGCCCGGAGCGCCTCGCTCCGTTGCCGCCATTCCTCGCCGGCCGCCATGGCCCGGATCACTTCCTCGGCCCGGCGGGTCTCGATCGCTCCACCAAACTCCTGCCGCAGCTCCCGGTTCAGCTCGGCGGAGAGGGTCACGCCGGCATCCCGCAGCCGCTTCAAAAACTCCATGATGGGGATGTTGGCGGCAACCACCGAGCGGTCCAGTTCGATCGGCGTGCCCCGCCGCGGCATGGGCACCGCCGCGATATCCTCGGCCTGGCGGCCCATCATCTTGATGGTTCCGCCGAAGGGGATATCATCCCTCCCGCGCTCGTCGCCGAACGCCAGCTTTTCGTTGGCTTTTTTCGCCTTCTGCACCGTGGTTTCCGGCTGGGCCTTGTACCCCTGGCCGATGACCTGGGCGTCGGCCGCGAAGCCGCCGGCCATGGTGCCGATGGGCTGGATCAGATAGGTCTGCTCGTCGTAGAGCACCGCCACCGCCGGGTCGTGATACGGCCGCCGCTCCACCAGCACCTCCTTGCCGGGCCGGATGCCCTCGATGCACTTCACCTTGTAGATGCGGGAGTTGAAGCTGATGGTGTTGTCCTGGCGCACGATGCGCGACTGAACCGGCTCGGCGTATAGGGCGTGCAGCATCTCGGCCGGCGGCAGATCGCGGAGCTGTTCCTGGCGGATGTGCATCGACCAGCAGGCGGTGCGGGTCATGCCATGGCGGCGGTGGACACGGGTCGTGTTCCACCACGCGGCCCAGTCCATGGCCCAGGCGTTGAGCTGGTCGAGGGTAGTGGCTGGCTCGAAGCGCAGGCCGCTCTCGAACTGGCTCTCCACGATGTTCTGGGCGCACTCGGCCGAACCCTGCCGCTTGGGGTTGTGGGGCATGTTGGCCGGGGTATCCACCTCCAGCCGCCGCAGCAGGTTCATGATCGGCTTGGCGATGTTGGCGCTGCCGGCATCCATCAGCAGGTAGAGCGGCACCCCGCGGAACGGCATCTTGTCATGCTCGCCGCCCCGCCAGGCCGAGCAGAGGAAATCGAAGGTGGTCTTCTGGTTTTCGCCGGCCACCAGGTAGTATTTGAGGTAGATGGTGTGGCTGAAATGGTCGGTCAGAATCATGCGGAGCAGGCGCTCTTTGCTGACCTTGGCGATGTTGGCGGGCTTCTTTTCCCGGTAGTCGCGCTCATCCATGATCCGCAGCCCCTTCTCGCCCTTCAGGTAGTACTGGATGCAGATGGAGGCATCGAAGATGTGGACGTGGTTGGGGTGCAGGCTGGCCATACGAATGGACGGGTCAGGGGCGTCGAGGGCCGCCCGGCCCATGTCCCGCTCCCGCAGGATCGCCTGCAAGCGGGCCTCCGACACCTGGCCCGGCGCGATCACCCCGGACTTGACGGCGGCGCGCAGGGCGGCGGAAACCGGCCGGATCACCCCCTTGACCTCGCGGGCGCTTAGTTGAATCTGGCCGGAGATGTGGTGGAGCGCCTCATCGGAGAGGCCACACTTGAGGGTGCCCCTGTCTACCCGGCGTTTGCGGCCGGTTTGCAGGCCGTGTCTGGCCGCGATCCGATACAGGGTGGCGGCGCTCTTGCCGGTCAGGTGCTGGTATTCCGCCAGCACCCGCGCCTTTTCGCCGTTCTTCGCCCCTGCCAGGCGATCCACCATCTCCCGTGCCCAGTCCATGGGATTACGCCTCCTGATGTTCAGCCTGTGAGGAGTAGCAGAGACCTTCGGGGCGCGTGCATTTCCCGACACCAGGAATCTTGACGCCCTTGGCAGGGTTCGCCATCCCTTTCTTGAAATCGCAGGTCCGGCAATTGGGGAATTGGGTCTCGCCAGCTTCGACGGCGGCAGCCTCCGGCTCCGAAGGGGTGCGCAGGTGCGGCGGCACCCAGCCGTTGCCATCCATTTCCGCGTCGCCGTAAAGATCGCCGGCAGTGTCGTAGCTAGCGATGATGCAGCGCTTGAACCAGGCCAGGGTGTGCATCAGGGCCGCTTTCATGCGCGGGGTGGCGTCGTCGGGCAGGGGATTGATCGCGGGGTCGAACTGATCGAGGAAACTGGTGATGGTAACCTGGGCGGCCTCGCATTTCTGGCAGAAGGCGTCTTCGACCGGGGTGAGCCCCTTGGCCTCGGCCGCCCCGGAGAACCTATCCAGCTCCTTTTGCAGCTTGGTCATGGACTTGCGGGTGTCGGACTGGACCCGGTCGAACGCCTTCTTCTGCGCCTCGACCTCGGTTTTCATCGCGGCCTGCTGCTCGATGATGGTTTCGATGGCCGCTTGCAGGTCTTCCTTGTGGTCGGCATCCAGCGGGATGCGCTCCTCGCCGATCACCACTGCCTCGGCGTCGATAACCACGGCACCGTCGTGGGAGAGTTGGCGGAGCTTGCGGAGGTCGCGGTAGCTGAGAGAAAACTCCTGACACGTTAGGAGAAATTCTTCCCCGAATGTGGCAAGGTTTTGCAAGTCAAGATCGATCTTCTTGTCTGAAAAACCAATGAGATTACAAAAACTTACCCATGTACCATTCTCCGTCATACCTTTATAAATCTGGTTTTTCTTGACATGGTTAAGCCATACCAAATTGCTAACAGTTAGGAATTTTTGTGAAAGGCGATTGGCCTGGAGACGCCCGACGAATTGATAGCACTCTGCGACTTGAATCTCCCGGTCACTCTGCGCCTGCTTCGCCAACTCCTCCCGCTGCTGCTCCATCTTCACCACATCCAGCGCCGCTTCGGATACCGGGTCCAACTTCTTCTTCCCCGCCATGCTCACACCCCCTTCAGCGCCTTGACGGCGTCGTCAACCAGTTGCTTTGCGTGCGCGAGTCTCCCAAGGAACGCCATGTCATCTTCGGTGATATCCAGCCCTGTTTCATTCAGCACCTCAAGCTGCATGGCCTCCATGGAATCAAGGCCAGGAGGCGGGCACGGATCAAGGGCAACGTGGATCACGGACATCGCCTTTTCCGCCCCAAATCGACGGCACGCCTCCACCGTTGCATCGACAATGCCCCCATACAGGCCGCCCAAGTGCATAAAGCTGTAGTCAATCTCCACCATCTCATCCCTCCAGTTGTTCAAGTTCTCTTGTGTTGCGGGCAATCCGCCCCTCAAGTTGCGCCTTGCGCCGCGCCCAGAACAGGGCCAGCCCCATGTCCAGTTCCCACACCCCGCCGATCGACCGCACCAGATGCTCATCTTCCAGGGTGGCCAGGTGGCACATCACCGTGCCGTGCGGAATATCCACCGCCCTGGCGATCTCCTGGCCACCGACCGCTTCCTTTTGCTCGGCCAGGAACCGCAGGATTTTGACTGTGGCCCGCACCGCCTCGATCCGCTTGTAGCTCGTCATTTCTCCATCTCCTTCAAGAACATCTCTCGCTTGCGCTTCTCGCGGCCGATGTGCCGCGCTTTTTCGTCCAGTTTCTGAATCTCAGCCCGCAGCGCATCCGGCCCCGGCAGCGTGAAAACCCCGGCCGCCTCGGCCAGCAGGCGCAATGGCTCGATGCTGCCTGTGGCCTTGCAAAAGGCGGGCAGCAGTTCTGCCGGTATGCGGTGGGGGTGGCTTTCGGCGGTCCAGTTATTGACCTGGTGGACCGAAACCTGGAGGCCAGAAAGGGCGGTCATCTCTTCCGCGATGGTCTCGCGGCTCTTGGGTGCCTGCTTGATCGCCTCGCGGATGGCGACATGGAGCGCGGCAGATACATTGAGGTGGCCGGGAGTAAGGGCCGTTCGCTGCTCGCGTTCCTGGAGCAGGAGATCAAAGAGGCTCATCTGCCCCGGAGCGCTGACGATTTTTTTGCGCGCCTTCGTCATTGCCGCCGCTTCCTTCTTCTGCTACGATGCTTCTCAGAGTACCGCTCCGGCCAGATATCCTCGGGTTTAAGGCCGAGGACGTTGGCAATGATCCGTTCCATTCTGGGGTACGGCTTATGGAGTGCCGAGACCACTGTGGTGCGGAACAGGCCGTGCTTCCTGGCCAGACCGCCCATGGTCTGGCCGCGTAGCTCTAGCTGATATTTGATCCAGGCCCGACGCTCGTCGGGTTTTTGTGGGATGGTGTGTGCGTTCATGTTTGATAGCATAAAGCCACGTTTGTGGTAAGTCAACAACAATCTTGGTTGCCACTTCGACTTTTTAAGGTGGCAACTAGAATCAAAAAGCGGCAGCGAATAATGCCACAGAAACAAAGAAATACAGCAAACGACAACCTCTTTCGCTTTTTGGCCTCGTGGTTGTTGTTTGAACAACTACTAAAGTGGCAACCACGAATATGATATGACCACCCTCGGCGAACGAATAAAAATCATCAGAGGAGAGACCTCTCGGGAGAAGTTCGCCCCGTTGCTTGGTGTCAGCAAAAACACCATTGTCAACTACGAAACCGACGCCAGAACTCCCGATACCAATTTCGTAGTTCGTCTTCTTGAGTTGTACCCGGACACCAACCCGACTTGGCTTCTCACCGGCGAAGGCCCCCGTCCATTCAAGGGGTTGGCCCAAAAGATAGCTGAGGGTGAGCCCGTAGCGCGGCCCAAGGGGCTGGCGCAGCAGATGGCGGAAGGCGAATATGACGAGGGAAAACCGCCGGGACTGGCCCAGCAGCTCAGCGAAGAGGGGGCCGGGCAGCCGCGCACGGCCCATGCCGGGTTCGACGATCTCGGCATGGCCGAGGGCATGGGCCTACTGGCGAAGGTCTATAGTTCAGGCGACGCGGTCTTTATCCGCGCCATCAATGCCAATCTCGCGGCATTCGGCGAGGCGATCGACAACAAGGCCACCGCCCGCAACACCACGGCACTCACGGAAGAAATGAACAAGCGACTGGTCGAAATGGAGAAGAGGCTGCATCACCTGGAAAAGGAAAACCAGGCCATGCGAGCGCGGATGAATAGCGGCGATGATGGCGAGATCGCAGCCGGCTAGGAGGGGGCGGGCGGGATAGACCCACGGCAACAGCCTAACAATCAAGCTGGCACCACACCAATGGCGCCGCAGCCATCAGGGCAAGATCGTTCACCCGTTCGTGGTTATTCACTGATTTTTTGGAAAAAACATGATGCGCACATCCTCCTTGGCTGTCCTGATCTTTTTCGTTGTCGCCTTACCATCCGGCTGGTGGTGGTATGAGAAACGATACCAGCCCCTGCAAACCGCAAAGGGGGCGGTGATGGAAAAGCTGACTGACCCATCCAGCGCACAGTTCAAGAATGTTCGTCTCCTCGGTGGCTCGATGGTTTGCGGCGAGGTGAATGCCAAGAACCGCTTGGGCGGCTACGTTGGGTTTACGACTTTTTCTGTTACTGGTGGGGACAATGTCACGCTCGACAACGATGACGATCCCATCAGGGTTGCGAAGGTGTTGTGTGATAAAGAAGAGGCGAAGCAGTAGCCGTGATTTGACACTTAAACAGGGGGAATGGTATGGAAGGGATGGCCGGTATCGGTGTAATTATGGGGCTCTTTGTTCTGGTTCTCTTGATCGTTTCAATCCTGGTGCCGTTTTTTATCCTGCGCATCAGGAATGAGGCCATCAAGGCCAACCAGAAGCTCGACATCATTATCGCGCTATTGCAGCAAAGATAGGGAGACAACGCGCCGCCGTTTTTGTGGTTCACGCGCAACAGATGGGGCCGCCTTCAAAACTTTCTTGACGCGACCGCCGTTTTTGTCTTTCGTCACCCTTCCGTAAGGCATCGTCAACCACACTTTTCGCAATTCTCAGCATCTAGATATCTCACCCCCCTTCATTTTCTGTTCTTGCTGACAGCTGGCGGCTGAAAGCTGACGCCCCTCCGCAAAAACCCCTTGACACCCCCCCTCCTTCCTATATTCTTGCGCTACATTATCCAACCGAGGAACCTGCTATGCACTTTCAAGAGATCATC